GTTACGTCGTGTTTCGAGGATTCTTCTGAGATTGATTTTCTGCTAAGGCAACAATTGCGCGTAAGGACTCGAGTCCAGTGTGATGACGGTCATTTGACATATGCAGTAGATGGGACACTAACTTCTGGGCAGATGAATACCAGTTTGGTTGGTGTCACCATGATTTCTGGCTGCATGTATTCCTTGTTCGACAAGCTTGGTATTAGGTACCGGTTTGTTGATGCGGGGGATGATTGTACAGTCATCGTGGAGCGTCAGGATGCTCCTAAGTTCTTGAACAGTGTGCGTGAATTCTTCCGTAAAGTGGGCTTCGAGCTGACAATCGGGCCACTCAACGATCGTATTGAAGGAATTGAATTCTGTCAAACACACCCTGTCCGTGTCGGTAACAACTATACTATGGTGCGTAACGCTGTAGATGCCGCAATTAAAGACGCCACTAGTCTGCGTGTTTTGAGGACTAAGCGTGAGTTAGCAGTGTGGATGAAAGCTGTTTCACTCTGTGGCTTGGCGACGCATGGGCAAGTCCCAATTGCTCAGGCCCTTTATAGTTGTTATGGTCGAAATGCCGACCGTATGCTCAATGAACTTGCACAAAGTGACCGACAGAAACGCAGGACTGCCAAGGCAATTGAAAAATTGCGTGCGGAAGGGCTGTCCTGGAATATGACCCAAATGAGTGAGTTGGATCGTGGATACGGTACGATTCACTCTGCGACACGGGTTTCATATTTCGAAGCGTTCGATATAACCCCACCCCTCCAAATAGCTATGGAGGAGTACTATGATCAACTCGTCATCCAGCATGGACCACATGCCCCCTGGAGTCAGGTGGCCTTTAACCATTTATGGTCCTAGTGCACGGCACTTGAAGGTAGTCGCACATGATTTGATATGTGTATACGGCTTGACATCCGTACCTTGATTAGTCCACCAGTACACGGTACAATATCGTGGGGTTCGCAAACCCAGTGATGTACGCGAGTGGGTCTACATTAGTAATAGCCCAAAATCCCTTACAGTTGGGTGCTAAACAA